TAGCTCAAAATGTGTTTCTATAATAATATTATGTGCACGTTGGACACCAATGTGGCTGACCACAGTCAAATTTACGTGTTAACATATCTGGACTAAAATTACTTTGAACACCGTTATATACATTTGGAAATTGACTATTTCCACCAAATAAATAATGTCTAGAATTACGTGTTAAAAAATTCTTTTTCTTTTTACCACCGCCTACTAATTGAAAACTATTTCTTGTAAGTGAACTTTGGTCTAATATAGGTTGAGCATTTGCGCCATTTAATCTAGTATTATATGGAATTACATTCGTTACAGCAACATCTTGTGCTCCAGAACCTAATACTTTTAAATTATCTAGACTAGGAGGAAATGGGTCATAACAATTATTTACCCGGGATAATCCGCCAATTTTATCGTTTAAATCTAAGTAAACATTACCTCCACTTTGATTCTTTTTAGTTCTTGATTTTTTTCCACCATTTTGTATGGGAACAGTGCATGTTAAACAATCACCACCTTTTTGCTTTCGAGAACGTCCACCCTTTTGAACACATGTATTATCTGGATTAGATTGTGGTATAACATTAGTAGAAGGTGTAGCTCCATAAGTATTACGGAAAAACCAAGACAATTCGCTAGCACTTGGAAGATCTGTAGGAGCACCATCGGATATAGCTGTTTTTCCTAAATTAGCATAACTACTTCCTAAACAATCAGCAGTAGCTCCGGCACAACTTCCACCATATTTAGGGTCATTACGCCATGAAAGTGGATTTTGTCTAGCAGCTTCTAATCTCGCTTGTTTTTCTAATTCCCATCTAGCCGCTTGCGCTGCTTCTGCTGCTTCCAGCGCTTCTTGTTGCTGCAATGCCGCAGTTGCTTCTGCTATCCCTTGTTCTTCTTTTCTTGCTGCTTCTAAAATTTGTATAAGTAAACTTTTTTTTGTAGTTTTATAATGATTATGAGGACCTGCGTGCATTGGAGCATATGGATCGCTCGTAGCATTAGAATACCACACTTCAAGTTGTTTTAGTTCATCCTCTAATTCTTTTTTAGTCTTGCCTCCTGTTTGAATATAAGTGCGTCTTTTAACTAAGCTACGCCTTGATTGTTTTCTAGATTGATTACGAGACTCATTTTGCGATTGTTTTCCACCAGATAAAGAAATGCTACCCATTCCAGGCATACCAAATTGATTTTCTGTTAGATGAGGGCATGGATATTTATACATTTCAACATTAGGTGTAGGTAAACAACTTGGATTATTTACAGTGGCGGTAGCATTACATGAATTGCCGCCTTTATGTAATTTTCTATTCGTACGCGATTTTTTAATCACCATTTATATACTATTAGAAAAGAATACCTTTTTAGCCACATAAAAAAAAATAGAAATATTTTACTAATAATATTTACTCATTGTCACTATCATCATCAATCATACATCCACGTCCACGCATGCCACCCTTATTAGGCCAAACTTTCATATTATGAATTACATATTTTACACCAAATTTTCCTTGAGGAAAGATAATTTTTTGTGCTTGAATTAAGCATTTTATTTCACAACCCTTAGTAATAATCTCAAGAGGATCAGCTGGATTTCCATCCTTATCATATACTTCAGTCACAAATTTACCATCATAATTAATAAATGATAGGTTCATAATAGGTGGATAATTACCTTCCGTTCCTTGTTTTACGGTAGGATTATATAGAGCTCTTACCACATCTTCATTCGCTGCGGCCGGCTTCAATTTAATCCAATTTAACGAATTTTCCTTTCCCTTACTAACATTTGAATCATCAATTTCACACATCATGTCATGAAAATCACGTTTCTTTTCAAATGCCTTATCTTTTGGGTCATTATATCCGCGAAAACTAAACGCGGTTCTATAAGACTTTGTTGAGGGTTTTCCATCCACACCCGGATTTTCAGATACAGTAAGTCCAAATGGACAAGACATACGAGGTGTCTGAATTAAGAAAAGACCACTATCATATTTAAGATAACACTCTTTACCACCATTTGAATTAAGGGAGATTTCTCCATATTGTATATGTTCTGGTTTAAATAATTCAGGTGTAACTACACGAACGTCAGAATGTTTACCTAAGCTTGCGGTTGTTTGCGACATTATTGTTAACGATTTATATTGTCATTTTAAACTGATTTAATACAAATCAAATTTTTTTCATATAATATACCTAACTAATATATATGAATAATATATGGTATAATACACTAAACAAATCCAAATTGACTCCATCTGATTCAGTATTTCCTATCGTTTGGTCTCTACTCTACATTACAATATTTATTTCATTTTGTATGATTATTTATTCATCTGGGTTATCGCATCAAAAAGCCCTAGTGTTTTTTACTATACAAATGATATTAAATTTATTATGGGCACCTGTATTTTTTAAACAACAAAATATAAGATTAAGTCTAATCATTATTTTATGCTTGTGGATTTTTATTGTATTAACTATTTTTGAATTTATAAAAATAAATAAATATGCTGGTTTGCTACTTATTCCCTATTTATTATGGGTTTCATTTGCGACATATTTAAATGCTTTTATATATTTTAAGAATGAATTGGATAGTCATATAATAACTATTTAAAATTTTAATATCTAATATTATTTAAATGGATAATAATAAGTGTATTTTAATAGGAAATGTATTCGCGAATACAATGCAGTTTGTTGTTTGTATCATATCAATAGCGGTGCTCTTTTTTCATAAAATCTTTATTGAAAATGATGTATTAGATTTGAAACGTAAACTATTCAAAAACCATAGACTAAATACGATTGATAAAAGAATATGGTCTATATGGTTAATGGATAATTCAAAACAAGGAGCTAGTTCGGCTATAGCTCATATTTATGCTACATATATAGCAAGAGTATTTTCAATAGGTAATGAAGAAGATGATGAGTGTGGATGGTTTTTAATTCAATTTATAGTTGATACAATTTTTGGTTTACTATTTAGTTTTATAATATCAAAAATTACTTTACATTTTTGTAAATCTATATTTCCTCAATTTTATCATAATTGGTTAATAATTGGAAATTATAATACAAATGGAGTGAAAAATAAATACTATGTTTGGATATTACAAGTATTTCACTGGATTTGGTGTTCAATGATAGCACGTATTTTATGCACATTAATAATATTGATTTCCTTACGTTTTTGGACGAAACTGAATATTCAATTTTCAGACCAGTGGATAAATAATAGACACAATGAATTAGTATTTGTAATTTTAGGAATGCCAATTTTACTAAATTCAATACAATTTTTAGTTACAAATACGTTTTTACATTGGAAACGCCCTGTTTTAAATCAATATATTAGACAACCATTATTAAATTCTTAATATATCATATAATAATCAATGATTTACGGAAAAATTGTTTCAAACGGTTCTACATGCACACTTTTTAAAACAAGAACAGATACTATGAATGTATTTGTCTTCGCTCCAGCACATGCTTTTGAACCAGCGACAACTTTTTTTAAAATACAAGTAATAGGTAATAGTAAGACATCTTTAGCTACTCCTTTATATGTTCAGGCTAAAAGATTACATCCTATGCACGCATTTTTAGATTTGGCCTTAGCAGTGTTAGTAGACTCATCTATATTAAATAATATGGAATCATTACATTCGCAATTGCTTTTAACATATCAAGATAATAATGATATTCCCGTAAATACAGAAGTTGAGATTCAACATGTTAATTTTGACCGTGTTGCTGTTATATCTTCATCAATTATATCAACTAATTTTGAATTAGGAACTCTAGAAAACATTTTACCATTACATAATATACCTGCTCTGGGCGCATTATACGAATTACAATTAGACGCAAAAAAAGGATTAAGTGGTGGTTTAGTAGTTAATAAAAGAGACGGATTTGTACTTGGAATGATTGTTATAAATAGTAGTATACCTACTGAAAATAAGGATACGGAAAGTTGCCAACTGAATACAAATAAAAATGTGGCAATCAAAATGTATTATGCATGGTCTTGGGTTACTAAAGTAACAACCAATTTGAATAAATTAACGGGTAATAATCAAGATAAACTTAACAATATATTAAAATTTAGTCATTTTGAATCACTGACTGATGACTGTACACCAGTAGTAAATCATCCTGGATGTGACTATATAATTCACAATAAACCTTCTATCGCGGTGCCCTTCCGTGCTATAGCTTTATTAAATATTCAAAAATATTTATCGAGTAGTCTTTTATATAGCGATATAGACAGTGTTGACAGTGTCCCTATAAAAACATTATTAAATACAAATACTGCTTTTGTAGACTGGTATCATTCATACCCAGAAGGATCAACGATATATTTACGTAGTTATACATATACTGATAGTCTTAAAAATAAGTTAATCAGTATTGATCTTAATAATAATAATGGTAGTATATGTGATTGGGTATTTAGAGGAGACGAAAAAGCAAGTTTAGAATGTAACTTTCAAGCTCAAATAATGAATGATGATGGTTCAGTAACAATGTCTAAAGTTGAAAAGTTTACATTTTTATCATCACAAACGGTAGATGTATTTAATAATCGTAGTTACCCTAGAACAACTTCTCAAATATTTGCTGGATATTTCAATACGCAAAATAGTTTTGATTATTTACAATCTTTTGGTATGGACATTCCGAATGAAAAACTAAATTTTTTTTGTCGTACAATTGAGAATAACCAGGTTGTACGGAGACCAGGTCCATGTCCAAGATAATTTTTTTAAGATTAAATGTACCAAAAAATTAACATATATTTACCATGAATTAAATATATTATAATTTAATTAATTTCTAATATTTATTAATAAATATAATGAAGGATACGCTGTTATCTCCAAGAATTTGTTATAGAATTAATTTTATAGGAGATCATAAAAGTGGTAAAACCACAATTATAAAAAATAATTTAGATTTAGATTTTAAGGTTGATATTACTACAACACCAAATCTTTATAGTAAATATTATCAAAATGAAAATACGTTATATAATTTTCTGATTATAGATACACCTGGACATAGTTGTTTAAGAAATATAACAGAAATGTATTATAATAATTATGATTCATTAGTGATTGTGTTAGATATTTTAAATGAACGTAGTTTTGATCAATTACCATATTTAATCAATAGAATTGAAGAACTTAATAAGGAATATAATAACAATGATAAAACAATATTTATATTAGCTAATTTTAAAAAAAAAAATGCAATTGATGATAGTAAATTAGTCTATTTTTCTAAAAGATATAATTTTTATTATTTAAAATATTATACAGATGATAATCATATCTTATATCAAATATTTGAAACGATTATTAAACATAAAAAACATGGTAAACCTAAATTTCGTTTAGAGTGTTCTTCTAATTTAGATAAACCTTGTAATTGTCACATTATGTAAATTAACTTTTATATAAATATTTTTTCATATAATAATGATAATTTCTTTTTTAAATTTATTTGAAAAAACATCATCATAAACACAATAATAATAGCGCCAGTTACTTGAATTTGTGAAACTCTTGATGATGAAATATCAAATGGAAAAAACATTTTAGAAATGAATATATTACAATAAAAAGCACAAATCCCAACAATTATAATTTGAAATAATATTTCTAAAAAAATGATAAACACATTTCTATTTTTATATTGGTCTATATCTATTTGACCGGTTGTTACATTTAATGCGTTTGATATAAAAAACGCAAAAATAAAATAGATAGTGTATATTATTATTAGATGAATAATTGTTATAAATTCAGATTTATAATCTATATATAGTATAATTATATATTTAAATAGATTTATGCTTTATATTTTTAGATAGGTGTTTAATATTTATTATATAATTATTGTTTTTTACAAGCGGTTATCTTTTGTTCTAATTTTTTAATCCAAATACTAGTTATACCTGGTGGTTTTTTTTGTTTTTCCAATAAAGCTCTATATCCTTTTAATTCTTCTATTTTTTTTAAAATTTCTGATCTGTCACTACAGCTAATATGCATTTCCTTTACTATATCCCAAAATGTAGAATCATATACAGCATTACAGTCTGTATCATCTACTCTACAAACGACACTTAGACTAGCTGCATCTGTATCCAATATAGAGGGGATTATAGGTACTGTGGCTTGTAATTGAACAAGAGATTCACGCGGTCTTGGTTCTAACGAGGTATTACTATGTTCACCCATATGTGTTAACGCTACAGACGGTTGCGGTGGAGCTACATCTTCAATGCGAGGGAATTCTTGATATTTTTTAACTAGTATTATACCTTGTTTTTTTCTATTTTCAAGTGTATCAGGAACAATTCCTATCCTTTTTTGTATCTCATTATCTAATCTCATTCTTAAAGTTTGTGCAGAGTCTCTAGTTAATACTGTTATTAGTTTTGTAGCTAGATTTCCAGTAGTTAATAGCTGAAGTTTGGGCCAGTGAGTAGATAATTTTAAAGAATTCCATAGTTTCACCGTTTTATCAGTTGATCCAGTAACTAAAATGTTACCAGTTGAGCTAAAAGCTAAACAAATAATACCGGAAACATGTCCGCGGAGAATTTGGAAAGGATTTATATCAACCGTTCCATTTGGATTAATCTTCCATAATATCACAGTATTGTCAATTGATCCGCTTGCTAAGAAGTTACTACTTGGGTGAAAAGCCAGACACCCAACACGACCTTCATGTTGTCTTAGAGTTTCTGGATAGTCACTATAAGTTCCATCTGGTTTAAACTTATATACTTCGATACTTTTGTCCCATGATCCAGTTGCTAAAAATTTACCATTTGGACTAAAGGCTACGCAACTAACTCTATTACTATGGTAACCCAGACGCGGTAAGTCAATTCCATCCCAATATCCATTTGGTTTGATATTCCATAATTTTACGCACCAATCAAATGAACCACTTGCTAAAAGATTAAGAGTTGGGTGAAAAGCTATACTTACTACGGGGGCACTATGTCCAGTTAGATAAAAACATGGTTTTGACTCAGCTGACCCATTTGTATTGATCCTCCATAAATTCACTTTATAGTCATAACATCCACATGCTAATAAGTTACCACTATGGTTAAAAGCAACAGAACTAATAGTATTATTATGAACAAGACCTTGAGGTGGGGTTCTATTCCAAGATCCATCTGGTTCTATTTTCCATAATTTGGCAAATTTATTCGTTCCAGATACTAATATGTTACCTATCGGGTGAAAAGCTAAACAATTTACATCACCAGCATGTTCCGTTAGAATTTCTAATGGGTTTGTTTCTAAGATTCCATATTTATTAATGCTCCATAATTTTATTGTTCCCTCAGATGATCCAAATGCTACTATGTTACCACTTGGGTGAAAAGCTACTGAACGAACTATACTCTTATTTTCAAGATTCTGAATTAATTTACAAATTTCATTCTCTAAAGGCTTACCTCCATTTATTTTAGAAATATAATTTTTTCTACTATTATTTTTTTTTCTAGAATAAATTTTCATCTATATAATATAATTGAACATATTTATATTAATCCTAACACCGATATCATAACCAAATAAATCATCATACAATTTCTAAAAATATACATACAATAACTATTTAAAATCAAAAAAAATAATATTATCGTTAAATTTTTTATTAATATTATTTTTGTTGTTGTTGTTTTTTTATAGTATTACTATTTTTGGTAAGTCGGGTTTTCAACCAATAAATATGAATTTAATTGTATATAATTATGAATTTTGTATATCTATCTAATAATATTATTTGTTGAACGCTAATACTTATTAGTAGTGTACGTTGTGTTAAAAATTGATACTTACGTAAATTCTACATTATGTATAAAAAACAAGAGAATGGAAAAACCAAATATACATTTTGCTAATACTAGAACATTACGTCGTTGTAGACGTCTAATCAACAAAGGCGAATTGGTCGCTTTTCCAACAGAAACCGTTTATGGTTTAGGCGCCAATGCTTTACATCCAGAGGCAGTTCGTAAGATTTTTGAATGGAAAGGTAGACCTTCTACTAATCCAGTAATTGTTCATTTTTCTAAAATAGAACAACTCGCAAATATAACTAGACTAACTCCTTTAGAATACAAAGCTATGTTAGCAATTGGACAAGAATGTTGGCCAGGACCTCTAACTCTGGTGCTTAGAGCATCTAGCCTTGTTCCAGTTGAGGTCACCGCGGGTAAAAATTTTGTTGGGGTAAGAATGCCGAGGGACAGTGTTGCTTTATCACTCATAAATGCCTCTCAATGTCTTATTGCTGCGCCCAGTGCCAATATATCTGGACACTGCTCTCCATATACACCAAAACATGTTGCTGATGATTTCTATAATAAAAACCTAATGATTCTGGCAGATTCAGAAAATATTTCGGAAAGATGTGGAATAGAATCATCTGTAATGAAATTGGAAGAAGTACATCCTGGCTTACTGAAAATTACTGTTCTTAGAACTGGATTTATTGGGGGAAAACGCATAGCACGTATTCTAAAAGAAAAAGGAATAATATTTAATTTAGAATATTATGAGCGTTTAGGGAAAGAAGATACTCCCATGGATTGTCCAGGTCAACTTTTTCGCCACTACGCACCAAAAATACCAGCCTATGTTGAAAATGACTATTCACAAAATAAGATTACGCTAAAAGACTTAAAACATATGGTTGTAATTGGCGCGAATGGTTCTCTGTCCGAGTTATCTAAAAAATGTTTATGTTATTATGACTTAGGACCAT